CTAAGTTAATGGCGCCTGCATTGAAACTTAACAAGATGGCAAATAGTATTGGCTCAAACGCAAAAGCACTTAAATCACAGAGTGCAGAGAATACAAAACAAGCCGTTAAGTATGGTGCTATACGAGTGAGTGAAGAAACACGAAGAGATAAGTTAAAGAAAGTAGAAGATACCTATAAGAATGTAAGCCCCTCTAATAGAAATGCAGACTTTATAACAAGACCTAATGCATCAGAAGAAGAGAATAATGCTATCTTTGGTCTGAGTGAATCTGGTCTTGGATCAAACATCACATTTAGTGAGCCTGTTAAAACAAGTAAGGGATGGAAAGAGATAGACAGTAGTGTATGGGCTAGACTACTTCGTGTTGTTGCACAGACAGGCGAGTCATATGAAGTCAAGCAAGCATTTGTGCCTCGTGCTGATAAAGACACTGTAGGTGGTACTTCAATGAACTCACATAACTCTGGCTTTGCTATTGACATATTTGTTACCACTAAGAATAGAGATGACACTGTAGTTGCCGCTAGTAGAGCAGGCTTTACTGGTATTGGAATATATACTGGACATCTACATCTTGATCTAGGTCCTCGTAGAGGTTGGCAGAAAGGGTTTAGTGGTGAAGATTTAACGATAAACGCATTGCTATTAGATGAACACGCTATTGATAGCTTTAAAAAGAAACGCTTGTAATATAGCATAAATAATCTATAAAGGGAATAAAAATGGCATCAAAACTTACACCAAGAACAAGACCGGTTGAGTTCTTTTCAGACTTTGGATCAAATCTAGAACAGATCCCAGGTAGAAAAGACCTTGCCCGTAGAATAAATGAGAATGCTGTACGAGATAGTATACGCAATCTCATTATGACTGATCGTGGTGAAAGATTGTTTCAGCCTGATATAGGGTGTGATATACGAGGGTCTTTGTTTGAGAACATGACTGCAAATACTGCCCTTATATTAAAAGAGAATATTAAAACAACAATAAGAACATATGAGCCTCGCTGTGATGTAAAAGATGTTATAGTAGAAGCTAATTTAGATAGTAACGCTATATCAGTGCAGATTATTTTTAGCGTAATAAATAGTAACAGAGACTCATCACTTTCAATCGATCTTAGTAGGGTAAGATAATGACAGATATATCACCAGTACAGGCACCTGATTTCTTTGCAACAAAAGAAGAACTCAAGACATTTCTAAAGAATCAATCACAGTTTAAAGACTTTGATTATGAAGGTTCGAACATGAATGTACTGCTAGATGTACTATCATACAATACATTCTATAACACATACTATTACAATCTAGCAATATCTGAAATGTTTTTGGATAGTGCCACACAGCGTAATAGTGTTATCTCTCATGCAAAAGAACTTAACTATCTGCCTACTTCAAGACGTAGTGCTATGGTCAAGTGTAATGTCAGTGTAACATATCCTAATAATCCAAGCAACTACTTTGAGATACCAGAAGGCACAACACTTATTGGTAGATGTGGTAATAAGACATATAACTTCATTACAGAGAAAGCATATACTGCTGTAAAGAGTGCAACAAACTCAAGCCTATATACTGTCGCTGACTTAGAAGCATACGAAGGGCGTATCTTTACTGAAAGTATATCTTCTTCAAATGCTGTACTATCTAATGAAGCAGTTGATACTCGTAGTATTCGTGTTACTGTAAATGGTGAGCCATACACATATAGAAGCGATATCTATGGCGTTGAAGCTACAGATAAGGTATTCTATTTACAGCCTGAGAACGATAGCAAGTACTCGATACAGTTTGGTGAAAATCGCTTTGGTTTACAACCAACAATTACTGATAATATAAAAGTAACGTATAGACTGACTGCCGGCGCTCCCGCTAACGGCGTGACTTCATTGACTTTGGGCGCTTTTGGCGGCGCTTCTGGAATAGTGATTGAAGTAACATCTCAGTCTTCGGGCGGAAGAGCATCAGAAGACATTGACTCGATTCGGACTTTTGCTCCAAAGGCGGCTCAGATACAAGAGAGAGCAATTACAAAAAAAGACTATGAGACTCTATTGCGTTCTCGTTTTCCTAACATTCAAGCAATCTCTGTATATGGTGGAGACGAGGTAACACCCCCACAGTTTGGTAAAGTGATTATCTCTGTTGACGTAGTTGGTGGTGAGGGTGTTGCTGACTATGAGATTGCTAACTTTAAACGCTATCTACGAGATAAGACTCCACTTACGATTGAGCCTGTCTTTGTAATTGCTAAGTTCATCTTTGTTGGTAGTGTGATTAATGTTACATATGATCCTAATGTTACTACCAAGAGTGCTTCTCAGATACAGGCTGAAGTGAATGCCGCTGTTATCACTTATCAAAATACTAATCTTAATGACTTCAATAAGACATTGAGACAATCACGACTAGCGGCTTATCTGGATGCTGTTGATACTTCTATTGTATCGACTGATATTGTAAGTAAGCCTATCATTGAGTATGTTCCAGACTTAGGCGTATCTGCTTCTCCTGCTTTCTCGTTTGAAGCACAGTTAGTACAACCATATCCATTTGACACTACACTAGGCTTTACTTCATTTAAGCCTTCTGTAATATCAACACCATTTACTGTAAGTGGCTCTCTTGTAACTGCACAAGATGATGGTAATGGTAACATTATGCTAGTGACTGCTAGTACTGATACTCAAGATGTATTTCAGCCTTCGATTGGTACAATTGACTATGCTACTGGTGCTGTTAAACTAAGTGCTATTACTGTAGATTCATTTGCAAATAATGCAATCAAGTTTACTGCCAATACTGTAAACAAAGATATCAAACCACCAAAGGATCGTATTATTGTAATTCGTGGTGAAGACGTAACAGTTAATGTAACTCCATTGGAATCATAAAGTATGCCAATTGCGATAAGAGACAATATCTATTCCGACATTACAAGTCAGTTTCCTGATGTCTATAAAGAGAATAGTCAATTTCTAATATCTTTTGTTGAGGCTTATTATAAGCATCTTGACGAGAAGATGGATCGTGACATTCCCAAACTAAGAGATATTGATACTACTCTTACTTCGTTTATGGTGTATTATAAGAATAAGCACCTTAATGATCTTCCACTTCAAACAGACCCAGCAGTTGATATTCGTTTTATTATCAAACATATCGATGATCTATACACAAGAAAAGGATCACAAGAATCTCTTGAGTTATTGTTTAGATTATTCTTTAACGAAGACATTGAAGTAGTCTATCCTAGTTCTTCTATACTAAAACCATCTGACTCTATTTGGGGCGGTGAAGAGTTCCTTGAGATGACTACTGTATATGATGTAAATGATTATCCCATAAAAAGAGGTAACACCATCACTGGTGATCTGACTCTTGCTTCTGCGTTTGTTGATGACATCGTGTTTGTAAACTTTTCAGGCGCTTTAACTCCAGTTGTTTATCTATCAAATCTAAAGGGTAGATTCTCGTCTGATGATGCACTTGAAGTATTGGGCGCAGATGCAGATGGTAATAATACAATTAGAAATGTCGGTAAGTTAATATCAGGATCGTTAAGTTCTGTTGCAATCAATGATGGCAATCGATTACCTGAGCAGAGTGTTGGTGATATAGTAGAGTTTAGATCAAGAGAAGATGGTACTGGTGCTAAGGGTATTGTAAGCGAAGTATCTGGCGCACAAATTGGATCAATAAACTATAAAATTATTGATGGTGGATTTGGTTACATAGTGCCAGGTTCTACATCTGTTACTGTACAAGATGTTGGTATTAGTAATCAAGTTCTTGTAGTAGACGAAGAAATAACTACTCCCATTCAAGCAGGTGATACACTTGTGTTTCCTGGGTCTACTGTAACATACGATGGACAAGAGACATATACGAATGATAGACCTGCTACACAATATAGTATTACTGGTTCAGCTACAGTTATTGATTATCAACATCCACTTCTTTATATTGAAACAAAAGCAGATAAGACTGGGCTATTTGAATTTCTTGGTCAGACTTGGAACTACAACGGTGTGACATTAAGAAATCTTCTTTATGATTCCTTTTTTAACGCATATCAACTTAGTCAAGGTCAAGCGCCGACATTTGATACACCAAATCTTGGACTTACTAAAGTTATTAAACAAGAGTCTTCTTATGGTGCAGGCGCACTTGGTAATTTCACTGGTACTGCTGGCATTGGTGATTTAAGTTCTATTGCTACTGATATTACACTATCAGATGTTAATATAATGTCTAGCTATCTTCTTGCTATCAATAATGGTATTGATGATGGAAATGGTGATAATGATCAATGGTTATCAACTTCTGACGCAACTATGAATCTAGCAGGTGGTGGCGCACAAAGTGGTACTGATGTTATTGATAGAACTCCAACTATATCTCCTGTTATTCCAGTTACTGCTGAGTTTGGATTTGATAGTAATCTTGGATTATCTGAACTGGACAATGGTCAACTATACACAATCGTTCACCCTGGCACAAATCTAACAGCAAGTGATTGGGCTAAGATTGGTGCAACTAAAGGAATAGCAGGTGAAGACTTTATATTCACAAACTCTAAACTTAGTGAACTGAATACAAATGTAATTGAACTTAGTAGTGGTGTTGTAGTACCCTCAACTCTAGCTAGATTCGATGCTATCTTCTCGCCAATCAAACAAGTCTATGGTAGATGGTTTAGATATCTAGCAGAAAATCGTATTTTACCTAAGTTGACAATAGGAACATCTTACTCTGCACCCCCAAGTAATAATTATGCTCACTACAGTGTATATAATCTCTCTGTAAAAGATTTGGTTGCTGGGCGAGAATATATTGTTAGTGACATGGGTACAACTTCTTATGCAGACTGGGTTTCTGTTGGTCTAGACTTTACAAACATAACTGATTTTGATTTGGATGTAGATAGTTTGGTGCCTGGTCGAACATACATCATTAAAGACCCCGGAACTACTACCTTACAACATTGGGCTGATGTGGGTGTTACTGGAACAGACTTTACACAGGGCGTTAAGTTTCAAGCGGCTAATCCACAGCCAACTGTAACTGGAACAGGAAAAGTTATAGATGTGTCTGCTGTTCATGCTAATGGTGGTCAAACCACTCCAGTTAGATTTACAGCGACTGACCCACAGCCAGACTCTGTTAGTGGAACAGGTATCTGCTTAGATATATTAAATGTTGTTGGTGTTTCTAATGCATCCAATGCTAATGAGTATTTCAATTCTGGTGGTGTTTTTGGTAATCCATTGATAAGTGGTTCTGACGAACAAAGAGTGTTGCCCGCAGAACCAGGCGCTACTACCAAATTCTTTGGATATCTGAACGGTGATTACTCTCAACCAGTAAAGTGTTCAAAGATAAGTGCGTTAAACGAATCTTCAAACTTTAATATTACTGGTATCTCGAATAAAGAAACTGTTAGTATAATAAGAGATCAAATTGGTGACTACTATAGAGAACTAATCGACCCTAGTACAGCAAACCCCAATGACAGATATGGTGATGCTGAATACGAGATGACTGGTACACTTAATGGTGGATTGCAAAATATAGACACCCCATTTGGAGAAGCCTTTACAAAAATCACATTTGATATAGGCACTATAAGCGAGATAAGCAATGATCAACCAGGCATCAATTACGAAAATGACACACAAGTTAGAGTCTTAAATGAAGAAATTGCTAGATTCGACAAGAAAGATGTCATAGTTAATTTTGAATCCGCAGATTTTACATTAGAACCTAACGAAATGATAGTACAAGAGATCGTTCTTCCATCGGAAGCGATTGACTCCGTTAATGATTTAAGTGCTGAAGATGTTGCAGGATTGGCTATAAGTACAACAGCAGTGACTGATGCAGTTCCATATGGAAATAGTGTGACTACATTTGCAATTGAAACTCAAAAGTATCAATCAAAACATCGATTCTTAAAACAGCTTGGTAAGGATTATTACTTTAGACCAATGAGTTTTTATGGCTTCGACACATCTGTTCCTGTTAACATTCGATCTGTAGATAAAAATATATCTATGATTAGAAAAGATGAAACTTCGCAATCTATGGGTGCGAATGCAAACATTTTAGGTTCAGCTTCATTTAGTAGTGGACAATTACTGGATGCTAAAATAACACATACTGGATATAAGTATGATGACAATGCAACTGTAGATATCATAAACTTAAACCCGTCAAGCGATAGTTATAATAAAGTTATTGCAACTGGAAATGTTAGAACTCTAGGAATGGGTAATACTGGTGGTAGATGGAAGACAAATTCCTCTTTCTTGGGTCACACCTCTGGACAAAGACTACATGACAATGATTATTATCAAGAGTATTCGTATGATATCGCATCTATCATTGACCCAGGCTTATACACTCCTCTAGTTAAAGATACTGTAGGTGTTGTGGGTACAAAAATGTTTAGCACATCTTTGATAAATAGTAACAGTGATGTAGATAGCGATCTATCAGTTGAAATTAATTTCTACGATGTTAACACAGTTTCGTTGCTTGCGTCAGGGTTTATTGAAAATACTAATGTGCCTGTAGCGGGTACTGAGTATCAACTTGCTTCCGATGGAGTTGTCTCTGTCAACCCTGCGAATCCAGACCCATTCACTAATATTGCAGTTAACGATATCGTTAAAGTTTCTGGTGCCGCAACACACGAAACAACAAAAGCAGTTGTACCGCTTGATTACTATAAAGTTATTGCTAAAGCCGCAGACAGCACCTTTTTCAAACTCGGTGACTATGCTACTGGAGCAGTATTATCGTTTACAGCAGGCTTTTTAGAGGGATATGTTTTCGAGAAAATAACAATAACTGATATAGATGGTGAAGTGTTTGAGACTAATCAGGGTGATGATGGTGGAGACCCTGAAATAATTAAAGTTTCTACAGTTGTAGAATCAGGAACGATAACACAATAGGTTAAATGAAATGGCTATAATAAAAATTACTACTGATGGTGATCCATACCCAGCCTTTGCTGGCGTAGATGTATTGGGTCAGCCAGTGAATTCTGGAAACAGGGTTTTTGTTGGTCAAAATACAGAAATAGCCGATCAGAGTAAAGTCTATAGTATAAACTACAGAGGCGGTGAGGGTGGTAAAATTTTATCGAATGGTGATCGTGAAACTTTGCCAGGTACTCCAACACCTGTAGAATTAAATGAACCAGTTGGTGTTACATTAAATGGAGTTCCCATTTATACTTCAGCAGTGCAGATAAGTTGGGAAGATGACGAAGATGCAGGTACTGGGCTTACATGGGACTCTCAAAGCCCTCTTAATTCTACTAGATTTTCATTTGATTTATGTGATGGAGCATCAGAAGGTGAAGAAATAGAATATAGATATAGAGGTAACGCATTCTTTGTTAATGGTTTTACTAACAACGAGACTCTTAGAGATGCTAGCCCATATTATAAAAACACTAGCTTTAGTGGAAACTATCTGGCTCACCCGCAAGAAATAGATAATAACGGCGCTGTCACTTTTACTGGTGGACATTCTAAAATAGTTGGATTTGCACTAGATGGATATCCAATTTATGGGCCCTTTGGATATTCAGATGCAAATGATCCAACAAGTAGTGTAATTAGAATGAAAAGTGGTTACGAAGAAAAAGAAATTTTACCCGAAGGTAGAGGCGACTTAGCGGCAGGGGCTTATGTGGAAGATTATGTTCATGTCGCAGATTCTGCCTCAGATGTTTTGGATGAGCATAATGGTAGGTTCTGTATAACGCCTGATTTTAAAAACGGAACATACGCATATTTCTTAACATATGCAGATAACAATTTAAGTACGCCAGCGTACCCATACATAATAGGAACTAGTACTAAAGAGGTTCGCTCTTAATAGATCGAGAAGAAAATGACTAAAATTATAACAGAAAATTTTAAAACAGAAACGACTAAAAACTTATATAAAAGTCTAGAGAACGACAACTTCTATGTTGTGGCATCTACTGCCAAAACTGTTTCAGAATATCGAGCAGGTGGTCCTATCAGTAATACGCAATTCTCTAAGAGAGAGTTTCAGAGAAGAGCAATTTTTGGTACAAAAATAGATGTGGTGACTCGTGGTGGTCAAAGTGGATCATCAGGTACTAACCTCGCAAGATATATGTTTTTAGAAAATGCCTGGACATCGGGTAGAGTTTATGATGCGTTTGATGACACAAAAGACATTGAGACGCTCGATATGATTGTTACTATTAGTTTAGATAATGGTAGTTTTATAGTTCTAAAGTGTATCGATAATAATAATGGCGCACCATCAACCGACATTGTTGGCGCAACAGACTCATCTAACTATCAGTTCTTTACTGGCTCTGATGGGTATGTATGGCATAAGATGTTTACAGTTACTGCTGATGATGCTGAACAATTTAGATCAGCAGATAGTCTACCACTACCAGAGTATGTTACTGGTGCAGGTGGATATGGTGAAGAACAAGTAGTTCTTAACGCAAAAGAAAGTATTTCTAGAATTGCGATAGAAAGCACACTTGATAGTCAATTCAATCAATATCTTTTCGGTCCTGCAAATAGCATAAATGACGCATCTGATGTTACTTGTGTGAATCCAGACACTTCTGCATCAGGCAGTAATATCAGAAATGTTGTTGTTAGTACTACAGTTATAAGTGGAAGAACTCTTTATACTGATCCAAATGCGTATGCGAATATGTATCTTCGTGATAAAAATACTGGTAAACTATATGATGTTATTGCGTCAACAACCTCGTCAGATACTAATCAAATTACACTGAGTGTAGAAACTGAGGACACATTTATTGCTCAACAAATATATCAGTTAGTGATAAAGATATTGATTAGTCAAAGTGAGGTTGGTGGAGAAAGATGTAAAGCATACGGTAAGATAGATGAACATGGAACACTAAAAAATATTGCTTTCGATTCTAGAGGAACTAAGTATAAGTTTGCAACGGCGCAGGTAGTATACCCACCTTTCTTAAAGGGATCAACTTCTGTAAGAGACAATCCAACTGTTCTTCGTGCAATTGTTTCCCCTAAAGGTGGACATGGTTCAGACCCAATCAATGAACTTGCTATGAGTAAGTTGACTATAGCTACAGTATTTCAGGGATCTTCCGCTTATGTTCCAGACACTAGCACATATTCTGTTGTTGGTCTTCTTAAAAATCCAACATTTTCAGATTCTTCTGGTAATCCAGTTACACCTACTGATGGAGACTTTGATAATAGAACAGTAATACAGCTAGACGGAAATCACTATCAGCTATACTCTAGTGCAAGTGGACTTTCGGGTGGTGGTCAACAAAATGACTATATCGAACAGTTTATCGAAACTGTAGGGGTCAAAGATTTAAGTCCGGGTATAATCTGCAAAATAGTTGACCCTTCACCAGAGACTATGACTTTAGCACAGTGGCAGTCAATAGGCGCAACTTCAAATGAAGTTGGAACAGAGTTTACTTCTACATCAACAATTAGTTTACCCGATACTACAAAGGGTACAGTTTCTTTTGTTAGAAGCGCAGTTGATACTTCTGCTAACGATTACGACTATCGATTTGAAGTGGTAAAAGCCAGAATACATGATGTCGTGTATGACGCAGTGGCTGAAAAAACTAAAGTATTCTTGGTAGATTATTATGGAGACTTTATGCACGATTTCCAGAAGGGTATATTTTATGTTAAGTCTACACCTACATCTACGACTAGTATAAATAATAAAGTAGCTGAATCCATTACATATGGACAGTATGATGTGTATTCTGGAGAACTATTACATTTTATAGATTTTTCACCAATAACAAGAAATGGCACTAAAAACGAAAAAATAAAGTTCACGTTTGATTTTTAAGGAAAGAGTATAAAACATGGGTATCAATAAAGATTTAAATGTAGATCCGTACTACGATGATTTCGATGAGGCGAAACAGTTTAACCGTGTTTTGTTCAAGCCTGCTAGGGCTGTTCAAGCAAGAGAGTTAACTCAGCTTCAGACTATTCTACAGAAGCAAGTTGAGCGATTTGGCTCAAATGTGTATAAAGAAGGTACTATCATCAGCGGCATTAACTTGACTTCTCGTGATGACTTGAACTATGTTAAGTTGCAAGATCAACCCGGGTTTACTGACCCATCTTTATACAATGAGTTTGCTACTGCAACTTCAGGTGAAAAAAGTAGATACATCTTAGTTGGTTCGGATAGTGGACTTAAAGCCGAAATCGTAAAGGGTCTTAATGGATTCGAAACACAAGCACCTAACTTAAAAACATTCTTTATTAACTACATTGGATTTTCTGATAATGCATCTACATCGCAGATAACTGCAGGCGCAAAGCAGTTTGGTAAAGGCGAAACATTAAGAGTATACAACCCAACTGGAGAAAGTTCACCAGTACTTGTTGATGGTGTAGAATTAGTATTAACTACACAAAACCCTCCTGCACAAAGTTCTGATCATGTTGGTAAATGTTTTGCTGTTTCTTGTGAAGAGGGTGTTGTATATCAAAAAGGTCATTTTATCTTTGTCGATGAACAAATTGTTATTGTAACTAGATATAGTGATATACCCGGTCAAGACCCCACAAACTCTGCTATTGTAAATAATGTTTCTGTTGGGTTCAGCGTAAAAGAAAACATTATTGACTCAAATCAAGATTCTTCACTTCTAGATAATGCATCTGGATTTAATAATCAAAATGCTCCGGGCGCTGATAGATTGCAGTTAGTGCCTACACTAGTAACATACGCAACTGACTCAGAGCCAGAAAACTTTTTTGCTTTAATTAGATATGTCGGTGGTAACCCTATTCGTATTCGTGAGTTTACAGAATATAATGCGATTAGTGATGAAAATGCTAGAAGACGTTATGATGAGTCTGGTAACTATGTCGTTTCTGGATTAAATTCCAAACTAGTAAAAGATGCAAATGGTACACCAAATGTAGAAGTAATGCCCGGTAAGGCGTATGTTTATGGTAGAGAAGTTACCAATAGAAACAAAATACAATTACCACTAAGTCCTACTGTGAGTAGTCAAACAAAACCTAATCAATCTACTGGTGTAAATTATGGACAGTATTTTACATTTAATGCTACAAATGCTCAACCGATTCATCCTCTAGAAAGCCCCAACTCAGTAGATTCGGCTAACGATGGTACTGAGACAGACATTAGTAGAGATTATGACCTGTATAATGGATCGACTAAAATTGGTTCATGTAATATCGCAAATATTACTGCGGGCAGAATCTATGTGTTTAATGTTAGAAAATTAGCGGGTCAAGAAAGTGCAGTACCAACAGCAATAGCAGATTCGCTCCCAGGCTCGTATGTAGGCAACAAGCTATCATTAACCAATAGTGGTAAGTTGTTCGACCAGACAAAGAGTGCTATGCTTTTTGACATAGGAGCAGAGTCTATTAAGTCTGTTAGCAATACTGTTATTACGAGAAGGGTTAGAAAATCTGGTGTCTCGTTAGCTGACGATGGTCAAGGTAATAATGTAGATGCGGTAATCAATGCTGATGCAGGCGTAAGTCAACCTATAGCAAATGATAATGTATTTGGTATTGCAACTCCTTCGGGTGAGCAAACACCTAGAATCTACAGACCCATATTAGTAAGTGCTAGTAAAGATGTAAGTGGAGTATTTACTGGAATGACAGTAAGGTTCCCTGCAGGCACACCTACTAGTATTATTGTTTATTACGATCAAACCACTATTGGTGAAACGCATGATGATTTAGTGCTTGTTAGTGGATTCGTTAAAACTCAATATGACTCTGCATTTAGGGGTGCTACTTTAGGAAATTCTAATGTAGTTAGTATAGAAAAGATTTTAGTTAGCAGTGACGGAACGAACAATCCCGACTCACTAACTGATGTCACATCTAAGTTTTTCCTTGTCAACAATCAGACAGATACCATGTACGATACTTCTTACATAGAATTACGAAGCGGAGAGACTGCACCTTCTGCAAATAATTTAATAGTAGAGTTGAAGTGTCTTAAACTAGACAACATCGATAGCAGTGGCTATCTGACTGCGAATAGTTATCCAGAATCAGCAAAACAATATTTAAGAAATTATACTACAGATGATGGCGTATCTCATGATCTTTTAACTTTGTATGACTTTAGAAAATATAAGCAGTCAGTAAAAGAACCTGCGTCTGATTTTTCACTAATTTCTAGTTACATGGCTTTAGCTGATGCAGATAGTCTTCTTGTTCGAGAGAAGTTTCCGGGCGCAGGCAGTCATACTGGAATGCTTGCTGTCAATAGTGTGATCAATAGCACGATAGAACACTATCTGTCGAGAGTTGATAGTGTTGTATTAAACGAGTATGGCGATACACTACTAATCAGTGGTGATGAAAGTGATAAACCGGCTCCATTAGAATTGAATAATTTATATAAGATTGCCGATGTGTTGATACCTGGCAACTCTACCAGTGTTCGTGGAAAAAATGCCATACGAATACTGAATACTTCTAATAGAGTATACACGATGAAAGATATTGAAGATTTAGATAAAAGGTTAACTGCCCTCACTACATATGTGAAGTCTACATCTGCTGAAGATCGTGCCAATAATATTGTAATCGCAAATGATACTGGACATAGATTTAAAAACGCCATATTAACTGACAACTTTAATGACTTTAAAGGATCTGATATACTTGATCCATTATATCGTTCAGCCATTGGGGGCGATGGTGTTTTGATGCCTGCCGTAAATCGCTATAACATAAATTTGAAAGCTGATAGATCAACACTTTCAAATGTTTCCACTACAGCTACTTCAGATGCGTTTACAGAAGTGATTACACTAGCACCCAATGCACAAACGGTGCCTGTTGTTTCTCAGCCATATGCAACTGATACTAGAAATACTGTCACAAACACCTACAAATATGATGGTGAAGCTGATATGTACCCTAGATTTAGTTCAGATGTTGACTATCTTAATAATCCTTATGCAGACTCTACTGTTGACTTGTCTATCCCTTATCAGGCACAAATGGAGTATATACAAACATTTGTCGAACCCAATGCGGCAAACTATAACAAAGTAGCAGCCAATAAATTAATTTCTGATCTACAGTCACGAGTATTTAAGACAAAGGAAACAGCATTTGTAGAAGTCGATGAAAGGGATGTAGGAGCAGACCCTCATGAGAGTGTATTAGCTTACTTCCCCTATGGATCAACCTCTGATCTGTTTGGTAAGAAAATATCAACCCATATATTTATTCCATTTGTTGCCCCTCAGGGAATAAAAATATTTGCAACTGGTTTACGACCAAATGCACGACATTATGTATATTTCGATAAAAAAGCAGAAAATTTGATCAATATAAAACAAGGTCTTGAGAACACTAACTCGGCATACAGAAACGGAGTAAAGGCTGATAAACGATGGAATGCACATGATCAAGTCATGTTAGATCAAAATACGGAAGTCAGCCTTACTCCTGGTGCCGCTTATGAGTTGTTCACTGATAAATATGGAGTGCTTAGAGCCACCGCTCTGATTCCTGGTAAAACAGTTATAGCAGATGGATTCAACTTTTTAGAAATAGCTGATGTGGCTACATACGATGACATAAAAGATTTTTCATCATCTTATGCTAAAGTTGCATTTAGAGGAAATAATTTTGATGGAAGGGAATTAAGTTATAGCACCAGACCTCTAGAAGGAGCAAACAGTTTCTCCAAAGAAGTTACTCATGACGGCAGCACATTTACTACATTTATTAGTGGTATGGAGAGTGCTGAACCAGATAGAACATTCGGATCTAGTGGAAGCGATCCTATTGCACAAACATTCAAAATCAAATCTGCTTCGACTGGTAATTCACGATTTGCATATATTAATGATATTGATGTTTATTTTAGAACGGTTAGTTCCAATTTTGGAGTCACACTACAGATAAGAGAAGTCATAGATGGATATCCATCTAAAAATATTTTACCATTTGCAAGCAAAACATTATCTCAGTTTGATCCGCTTCTTGTGTCATCAGTCAACGGAACTCAAGCAACAAAGTTTAAGTTCGATAATCCAGTTAAATTGAGAACCGATACTGAGTATGCATTTACTATTAAACCAAATGCAAACGCTCCGCAGTATGTGCTATTCACATCTAAGGTAGGTAACCCTAGTTTATCTAAGTTGAATACCGCTGTAGTTGAATCGTCAGTAAGTGATTGGGGTGATGGTAAATTATTCGTATCAACAAACGATAGTTCATGGAAGCCTAATGTAGATGAAGATTTGAAATTTGTAATTAATAGATGTGACTTTAGTACTACTAACGGAACGGTTGATCTGATTCCTGATGATGTAGAGTTTTTAACCATAAGAGACAATGCAAGAGCCACAGGAACATCTGACATTATTCATTTTGAGAATGATGAACTCGTGTATGTCACAAACCCAGCAAACACAGTATACCCTATGACAATAGGTGGCGGCCTTGATGATAACAATGCGCCTACTATACTGACTCCTGGCGCAGGCACTATTGCACTTAATGAAGGCGACTATGTTCTTGTGCAGGCTTCTGATAGTACTGTATCAGATAAAGTTGTTGCTAGAATAGTTTCTGGACAGAGTGATGGTGGTACATTTACACTAGATTCTCCTTATCCACCAATTACTGCCGAAGGCGGTGTGTCTGTACAAGTCAGTCTCGTTGTTGCCGGCATAGTCTCACATTACAGTTCTGCCGATCCAAGTAAGTTACATCTAAAACAAAGTTCTGCAAAAGCAGGTAACTTTATAGACAACAATGCATCTCAGAATTTTAATCAAATAGCTACTGGAACAACATACACTATTGTAACACTTGGTGATAGTGCGGGTCATACTGCCGCATGGCAAGATGTTGGAGCAGGCTCTAACCCGCAACAGGGTGATGTGTTTGTTGCAGGTACTTTGCCGGCTAATCCGCAAAATTACAATGGAACAGTTAGGCCTAACACGCAGATTATTAGGTCTGTGAGAACTGGGGCTGAAGCAAAAATCACAAGTACAGATACTTTCAAGCTATCATATTTTGAGCCTAAAGTCGCAATCGATAATACAATTAATACTGGGTCTAAGTTAGAGTTATTTGAAAAGAATGATTCAGAAAATTATGTGATTGATAAGCCAATTTCATCAGGTGAGTATGTATATGGCTTTGGTGGTATGCGTAGTATTATAAGCAAGAGTGAGCAATTAAGAAGTGGTGGAACATTTAAAGAAGACTTTAGAATCAGAGCAACTTTGTCTAATAAAGGAATGAGTTCTGTTTCGCCTGTACTAGACACAGAACTGACTGGAATGTGTGCTGTTCAAGTTGATATTACTAATGACTCTAATGGAAATACTACATCTAATTGGATTTCTAGAGAAGTAATGTTAGAAAACGCTTTACCTGCTGTTGGGCTAAGTGTTTTCATTGATGCGTTTAGACCTGCTGGCACAATGATTGATGTATATGCTAGATTTAGACGAAATAGTAATCCAGATTCTAAAACAAATTTTGTGGATAACAAACTTATTTTGGCTAACCCAGAAGAGTATTCTAATCTGAGTAACCCTAATGATTATCGACACTATGAGTATAGTTTAAATGAAGGGGCGACTCCACCTGAGTACACATCATTCCAGTTAAGATTTGTATTGAGACATAGCACTAGCGATGAACTAGATTCCCCTGACCTGAATAGTATCACACCCGATATTAATCTTTTCCCAATAATTGATAGATTTGATGCGGTGGCGGTAACATAGTGGAGATCGACAAATTTGTTACATCTAAAAGCGGAGTCGGTGCAGTTAACACCGACATTTCTGCTTATAAGCAAGCTGTGGTCAAGCATAAACAAGATAAATACATTAAAGGATTAGAGCAGAGAATTGTAAAATTAGAAACTGCTATGGACCTATTACAAAAAACTGTTAAAGAGATTAAAAAATGAGTGTATCAATATCTACGATAAACAATTCAACTACATTTGGTCAGTGGCGAGATGTCACTAACGCAATAGGCGCAGGGATGGGTAAAGCCGTAACTATGACTAATGCAGGCACTGCGGGCGATAATAATGAAGGTAATATTGCGCTGAATGGTAACATTACTCTAGAATCAGGACATATCATTACTGTAGATAAGATTATCAAGACTGATAGTGCTAGTGAAGTAGAAATAGACTCAAATCTTGATGTTCATGGTGCATTGTTTGTAAATCAAATATCGACAGCGCAAGGTTCTGCTGATGAAACAGCTAGAATACAGTTTACTCAAGGAAGTGGAGAAACTTCTACTTGGCATATAAAGACTGATGCTGATCACTCAAATTTACAAATTGGTAAAGGTGATTTTGCTATAGACATTGATGGAGCGAGTGGTGCAATAACTTCTGTAGGAAATATTGCGGCAACAATATCTTCAACAATGTTATCTGGTGGAATTATTGGAGTTAGTATGGGAGCAGGTGCCGCCGGTAATAGAAGTACTGGTGCATTTACAACATTAGTTGTTGAGGGTGGTGGTATTAGTGCTATAGACAACACTCCAATTGGAGCAAATACAGCAAGCACTGGTAATTTTACAGACTTGGTTGTTCTGGGGACTAATAATACAAACTCTACACTTAATAGAGTTAGAATAGGAAATACTAATCCACTATCTGGTGCATTCACAACAATATCATCTTCTGCAGGTATAACTGGTGATCTGTATGGTGATGTATATGATCCGGGTGGCAATAACGATAAAGTTCTCGATGCTTCAGCCAAAACATTTGCAGGTACTGCTGACACGTTATCTGAGGCTGGCATCACTGCCGTTTTGCAAGCAGTATACCCTGTCGGTTCACTATACACAACAACAAGCAATGTAAGCCCAAACGGTTCAAGAGCGTCTGGTGGTTTAGGATTTGGTACTTGGGAAAGATATGCAGAAGGTCGAACTTTAATTGGTCACGATTCCGGGTCGCTACTCGACACTTTAAAAGTACTGGCTGGGCAAAGAAGAACAGTTGAAGTTACTGTGGTATCTGCACACCTTAACAAAACTAACGGGTCTGTGGATGCAAATAGAGACAATAGAGTTCCGTTTTCTGTTGGAGATGTACTAGATTTTAGCATTGGCGATGGGTCATACTCAAATATTAGTGGTTATAATGTTGATCTCCCTGCAAATGGAACTGCAACAGTTACTAATATTGTTGGAACTACTATAACACTACTAATGAGTTCTGATGTGCGAGATGATGCTACTCACCCCGACATAGATGTCACTGTAAATGGTGTACATATTAAAAATTCCAGATTTTCAACAAACGGTGCTGATACAACTGGTGGCAATACTAGAGAGATTCTAGACACGGAACATATTCCTGATCATATTCACAGCAATGTAGGTTGGAATGACGAACAATTCTATCTCTATAATGACTCTAACTCTGCTATTTCAGATGTTGGTTTAGATAGAGCGCAGGGTCCTGGCTCGGATGCAGATGCACACAGATACCAGTATAGTGGTAAAGTGTATGGAAGAGAGACTGATACTGGAGTTCAAGCAGTGACTATAGGACAGTCACATAACAACTTACCGCCATACCAAGTAGTGTATATTTGGAAAAGAATATCAGACTAAACTATAAATAAAGCATTAATATCAAGGACAATTAAGAATGGCTAAGAAGTTTACAGATTTAACAGCAACTACTAACCTCACAGATGGTGATATATTTGCTATTGTTGATGACGCAGGTAACTCAACGAGTAGAAGTGTTAATGCTGATACAGTTTCTAATTATGTTTTAAGTTTATCTAAACTTAATACTGAAACCAATCGAGGTAATATCATTACTGCTATTAACTCGCAGGCAACCCTCACAAATAATAACTTGCAAGCAGGTAAGATTTTCTTTAATAATTCTTACTCTGAATTGAAAGATGTGATGAAGTATGCGAATCTTGACGATGCGCCTGATGCTATTACAAATAATGCTCAGATTTCAAATCATATGTACTACAGTGGTCTTCAATTTCTAGATGGAGCATATAGATTAAAGGTAAGAAACGCCATAAATCAACCAGAGGGTATTCCCAATCCAATTCCATCAGAAATATTTGTTAATACTGATATGATTCAGGAGGGCTTGGTTAATAAGTTTTTCAATGACAGCGAAATCCAGAGCAAACTAGAAACAATATTTCCAACTGAGTTCAATAAATATAGTAATTCATTTGATGGTGGAGATGTAGCAGATAGTGTTCAAGATGTTCTTGGTGTTTGGAATCCAATAGGAGGCGATAGCGGCACCACATCAAGGTCTATTAGAGTTTCTAATACACACAAAAGTAACTTTCGAGATGGTCAAGTTCTACGAGTCTATGGTTGTAATCCAACTGATGCTTCAGCCCCATCTGCGGCCGCTACTGCTTTGGGGGCTATTTCATCAACTGGTTTTACTACAACTGTTGGTAGTTTTAATACACTAGAGTTTCAATACAAAATAGCACCATTTAATCTAGCGACAGGGCAAATTGGTCAAAGAGAAGCAACACAAAGTATTACATTCACCACCAGTAATGCTACAGAACAAACCTCTCAAAATGACATTTATAATGCATTCAACTTAAACAACTTTCTTTCGTTGTCGATTACTAAAGCAAGTACAGATGGTATATTAGTATATCGCAGAGTTGGGACTTCAGGAGCATTTAAACTGATAAGTGTTTTGGGCCCTAAAGATTTACCTACTGGTGGTGGAACTTTTATCGATTATTACACATTTGATTATGTTTCTTGGTCTGGTAAAAATGAGTTGGATAATTCTTATATAGAAACCGATCCAGAGACTGGAGAAAGATTACTGACACACTTCCCTGCAACACTGGTTGGTGATGAAACTATAACAACTACATATGCAGGCTGGGCTGATCTTACAATTACGGAGATTGTTGAAAACACTGATAACTTTGATATCGTCTTTGGCAGTAATTCTGTTTTCATAAACGGAATTAGTCACCCACAACAGAATAATGCGTATATAGCACATAATAATACTGCACTAATTGAAAGTGCTATATCTGATAAATCTGCAACTGGTATTGGTACTAAACGTGTACAATTTAACGCTAAGACTTACAATGTAAGCAGTATAGCAATACCAGATGACTTTGGTCTTATTGGTGTTCCGGGCGTTACTAAAATTAAGAAGTTGCCTTGGAGTACCTATCCAAATCCAAATGAAGCTAGTGCGTTTACTCCAATTCTAAGAACATCTAACCCAGGTGCTTGTAAGAATGTATCTTTGGTTGGATTGATTTTTGATGGTAATAATAGAAACCAATATCTTTTGAATGATAGTGGTGGTTTATCAATAAATACATTTGTAAATTTTGATGTAGCATCTTCTAATGTATTGATTGACAACTGCATATTTGAAAACATAGCAGGTGATGGTGTTTACGCAAGTAGCCCAATTGATCTTAAAATGATCAATAGTGAAGTATCGAATAGTGGCGTAAGTGATAGACTTCCTAGTAGAAGTCCGCTAGTCATTGATGACGGCGAAAATACTATGGTCAATGGTAATATATTTAAAAACTTCACTGATCCAATAGACGCCTCTGTAACTAAAGGTGGTTCTGTTATTGCTAATAATGTAATCAAGAATTGTGGTTCTGGTTTGTTTATATATGGAGCAACATTCTTAGTTAGTAGCCCTAATGTTATGATGGGACCTGCTAATGAGTTCTTGTCTACTCCAGATGTTCTTAACAGCGAATATGATTCTATTAATATTCTAAGAAGTAGAATAACACAACAGTTACAAGGTGGAACTCCTGTACATAGTGATGTGTTTGCGTATCAAGAAAATGGAGAAATATTTGACTTGACTCAGAGTTCAGTCGGCACTCCAGAAATTATATTCAGAGCAAACATGGTAAGAAAATATAGACCTGCCGCAGATTCGCCTGACGATACTGCTGAAGAGTTCTATGGTCATATAATTGGGCCCGGCGCCAAAGATATTAACGATCAAGCATTTTCTATAACTTCATCTGCGGCAAGTAA